GGGTGGTGTCAGCCCCTTTGCTTCGAGCTTCGTTCCAATCTTGTAAACTCCCCAGCAAACCGCGAGGGCTGCTGCCTTGATTGCGAAAAATTCAAATAAGCCCATTGGATGGTTCGGGTCTTCGTCGCCTGCCAGAACCATAAATGCAAGCGTCCCGATTGCGCCCAGCCATGCGGCGTTGAGCCATTGTATTACCTTGGTTCTCGTTGCTGCTGTCATTGTGCGTATGCGTTTTGCTGGTTATTTAATCTCTCCTGCACCCTGCGGCGGATGATGTAAAGCGTGCCGACGCTCTTGATGCCGTATCTTTCCATGATGCTGCGGTTTACGTCCGTCTTGTAACTTCCGGCAGCGACCGCTGCTTCGTAGTCGCGGTAGATCGCTAAGTCGCGAGCCTCGCGTTCCTGTTGCTTGATGGCTGTTTTGCCTATAATTAAATTCTTTTCCATTTTGAAAAAATTTAGTTTGAAATGGTGGGGGCGGAGGGTGTCGAACCCTCTCTGCAGCTCGGTGGTCTCTCGTGGGACTTCAGCTGGGCATTAACCGTTCATGCTCTCGCTCCCAGTAGCCTCCCTGCTTGCAAATCGGGAGGCTTTCGAATGTTGGGGTTCGCGGCTTGTTGCCGCAGGGTCGCCCTCTCTTGGGCTGACCCTTTTATCTTCCTGCACCGTGCATCCGTCCGTAAACCAGCGGTGTTCCCTGCACCTGTATCTGGTAGGCTTCGACATCCGGCTGGTTCAATCCGTAGAACTCTATCAGCTGTTCCTTGGTGCGGTTGCCTGCGTAGTAGCTCTCTATCCAGTCCGGGTTGCCCTTTTCCTTGACCCGGATGATGTAAATCTGCTGTTCCATGGCTGCTCTGTTTTATTCGAGGTTCTTCTGGATGTAGTCGAGGTCTTCCTTGGTTAAGGCGTAACCCTTGGCGAGCTTCTCGTGGATGGCTTTGCCTCGTCCGCCTACCAAGAATGCGCCGAATTCGTCGAGCTGGTCTGCGCTGGCTTCCATGCCTCCCTCTCGCACCTCGTGTGCAATGCCGAGGAGTCTGCGTCCGTCGCCCTCGCGGTTGAGCTGCTCTCTGCGGAGCTGGCATTGGATGTTGTTCTTCTCCGCCTTGAGCTGGGCGATTGTCTTCTCCAGCTCGCGTGCCAGTGGGCTGTTCTCGATGAGTCTCTTGTACTCTGCGCAGAACTCGTCCTTGTCCATGTTCCCGGCTGCCATGTATAAGCCGTTGGCTGTTTCGTACTCGGTGAATGTCACGCTGCGACCGATGCGGTCTTCAAATTCTTTCTGTAGCATAGCTGTATGGTTTATTTGTTAATGATGTTTCTTACGATGTCCTTTGCTTGGAAGATTCCATCTCGGTATCCTCTTGCCCAGTCGGTTCTGGTGCTTAGGTATGAGATGCTTTGTTCTGTCCAGTCGGCTATCTCCTTGAGTAGCTCTATGGCTTCCTCGCGGCTCATGTTGTTAAATTTTTCGTTCATAATCTTTTCGGTTTATTTCGATTTCGTTTCTTTTTTCGTATCTTTGTACGGTTTCGTTTCCGTTTTCGATTGCAAATATATGAACTTTATTCATATCTCGCAAGCAAAATCTGAAATAAATTCCAATTATTTTTTAATGTTTTACCTATATGGCTGACACAGAAATACTTAGGCAAATTATTGCCGAAATTAAATTTAAGCGTGGTCTCCGGCAGGCTGAAATCGCTGACGCTTTGGGCATAAAGCCCACCTATCTTTCGGATATGATTAATGGTCGTGTCCCGTTCTCGGATGCTATCCACTCTCGTCTATCTGAACTTTTTACTGATTGCATGTCGTCGGTTAAACTCGTTGCAAATGGCAACTCCAATACTCAAATCTCCGGGAACGACAACAGTTTGGTTGATTCTGCTGCCCTTTCACGTGCGTTTGATGAAATTGCCTCCCAGCGGCAAATTCTGGAGCGAACAATTTCTATTATTGAGAGGAAAGATGTTCAAATCGACCGTCTCATCTCAATCCTCGAAACGAAGAACTCGCAATCATGAAAGGTCAAAAAATTAAAGAAATTCTGAAGGCTGAGGGGCTTACCCTCAGCGAGGTGGCTCGCCTGCTTGGTTTCGAAGGGGATCAGCGGCTGCACTCTGCTCTGAAATCCGATGACGTGAAGACCGGGCTTGTTGAAGACATCGCTCGTGTCACCAACAAAAGTATTTGCCTTTTCTACGACCTCCCTGCCGGGTCTGCTGTCGCCCATGATAACGGTACGGCGGTTGCCGGGTGTGGGAACAATGTGAATTCTGAAGTCGGGCGTGTGACTGATAAGTTTATTTCGTTGCTCGAAAAAAAGGACGAGCAAATCGATCGTCTGCTCGCCCTCTTGGAAGTCGGGAAGTAATACCTTATATTAGGTTGGTGGTTCTTCGTCCGTCTTGTGCTTTGAGTTATTTTACTGAAATTTTGCGTTACGCCGCTTTTGTGGCTTCGGCTGTGTACTTCTTCCACCCGGAGCAAAACGAGGCGACACGCGCCAATTAAATGCTAAATCAATGAATAGTAGGCTTTTGGATGTAATCAAGTATAAAACCGGGGGACGGCAGGTGGCTTTTGCTAAGCTGTTCGGCTGGACTCCCCAGTATGTTGGTAAACTCTTGCGTGGTGAAAACTTCGGGCTGCAGCCTGTCGTTAAAATCTTGGAGGCGTTCCCGGAGATCAATGCTCGGTGGCTGCTGCTTGGTCAAGGGCAAATGTTGGATGAGGAAAAGGTCGGCGACCTCCGTCGCGATGTCTTCTCCCATGTGCAGCGCATCCTCGACCTTGAGCGGTTCATGTGCGTGATGTCTCCCGATGAGCTGCATCGCTTCGAGGAGGCTGTCGCCTGTGGTTCTGCTCCGGACTTCTCCGAGGAGGAGGTCTCTCGTTGGTCGTCGCTGCTCTCTGATCGTGAGGCGGCTCTCTCTGAAAGGGTAAACTCTGCAATCGCTAAATCTGTAAAATCATGCAATCGCCAGAAAGTCAAGTAATCATTCGTCGGTTCTTCGAGGCTCTGTATCGCCTCAAGGCTGATAAGAAAATCCGGGGGAAGCAAACGTTCACCCGTGAGCATGGTATCAATCGCTGGAACTTGAACACCTTGGAGAAGTCTCCGGAAAGGGACATCTTTCAAACCGCGTGGCTCTCGTTCCTCGTCCGCGATTATGGTGTGTCTCCGATGTGGCTCTTGACCGGGCTTGGGGACTTCTATACAAAAAAAGCGGAGGCTCGTCCTTGAACCTCCGCTCCTGTGCGGTCACTTCTTTTCGTCTGTCTTTGGTATTATCTGGGGGATGAGCATTGCCGCCTCCTGCTTCTTCTTGTCCATCACCTTGGCGTATATCATGGTGGTGTGGATCTCCTTGTGTCCGAGCAGCTTCTGCACCGTGTAAATGTCCGCTCCGAGGTCAATCATCAAAACCGCGAATGTGTGCCTCCCGGAGTGAAACGTGATGTCCTTGGTTATGCCTGCGCGGACTGCCCATCGCTTCAGCTCCATCAGCATATATGAGGAATAACGGAAGCCTCGGAACACTCGCTCTGTCGGTTCTCCTCGCTCGCCCATGTATTCTGCCGCCTGTGGGTTGATGTCGATGTACTCCTGTCCGCCTGTCTTCTTCTGTCTGAAGACGATTCTGGTGAAGTCACCCTGCTGGCGAACCTCCGACCATGTCATCTTCTCGATGTCGCTCTTGCGTAGTCCGGTGAGGCATGAAAACATGAAGGCTCGCTTCAGCACCGGGTATGTGCATTCGGTCGCCGCCATTGCCTTGACCTCGTCAAGGGTGAGGTATAGCCTCTCGCGTTCCTCTATCTTGAAACCCTCCACTCCTCGCAGGGGGTTGTGCGCTATGATGCGGTCTTCGAAGGCTTGGTTGATGCAGGCTCGCAGCTTGTTGAAGTAGGAGACCTTGCTGGCTTGGGAGAGGGGCTTTGAGTCGAGGGTCGTGGTTATGTGCTTGCGCTTGTCTTTTACTCTGGCGGTCTTGTCGAGGTAGTCCTTGAAGCCCTGCACCCATTCCGGCGTGATGTCTCTGAAGGTGGTGTCCGGTCGGCAGTAACGCTCAAGGTGTTTCAGTGCGCTGTACCAGTTGCCCCAATTGCCGAGGCTCTCCGGGTTCTGGTGTCGCTTCTCGCAAAGCGTCCGGTAGTAGTCCAGAAAGTTCGTGTCTAACTTGTACGCGCTGTCGAAGCCATACTTGCCGTTCTGAAGTTCGACCACTCTCTTGGCTCGTATCGCGTCGGCGAGTTTGAGGGTCTCTCGGTTCTTCTCCTTGTCGGCTCTGGTGTTCTCCGGAATGAGGTAAAGGTGCAGGTACTCGTAGCTGCGCCTGCCGTCGAGGTAAATGTCGAGGTATAGCGATGTGTTTCCGGTGGGCATGGTTCGCTTCCTCAACCGGATAGGTTCTTTTGATTTCTCCATGTTCTATTTGTTGCTATTTGTTGCTGGTTTTATTTCGAGCAACAAAATAACAACAAAAAATCGGGAATAAAAAGGGTAAGGTTTAGAAAACGCCCCTTTTTAACGTTTCTTCTATCCTGCTGGTTCTCTGTGTGGTTATTTCCGTTCCTTTATGGTTCTTTTCCGTTCTGTTTCCTCCTGCTCTATGGGGTATCACTTTCCGATGCAGAATGTGCTAAAACTCGCATAATTCATTGAGTGTCAGTTAGGTGTATTGGTTGTGCGGAAGCCTCAGCAACAAAGCAGCAACAAAAATGTAAAATTTGGGGTGTTTCCGGGGGTGTCCGCGTCTGCAAATGTACGGCTTTTTTCTGAAAAACGAAAGGGAGGCTATCCTCGCGGACGTCCTCCCCTCAATAGAACATTGAAATCTCATAAACCTTGAAATCATGCCTATGCTTGTGTGGTTACTTTCTTGCCATGTTTGCTATTGTGGTTGCTATGCTTTTTAGCGGTTTTCGGAAAATCCACCCGGTCGCTGCGCCTGCGGCAATCAAAAGCAGCCACCATGTCTTGAGGCGTACCGTCTCCCACCATGTGAAGTCTCGCTCGACGGTGACGGTTTCCTTTACCGGGTATGGTACTGGTGTCTCTATGGTCTGGGTTACCTTGATGGTGTCTGCGCTGTTCTTCACGGCTGCAGGGTGTTTCGTCTCCTTGTTGCGGAGGTCGTGGAAGAGCGAGCCGTCTGGGTTGATGCGTGCGTCGCTTTCGGCGTAGTCTGTTTCGAGGTGGGACAGGCTGTCGAGGGTTGTCCGTTCTGCGCTCTGCGCCGGGATCTCGATGTATATGGTGTCTATCCTCTCCTCATGGATGACTTCTCGCTGCGTGTCGTTCTTCACCTCGAC